AAAATTTCATCTCTTCGCGAGATCATATCTTCAAACATCTCGTACGTAAGCTCGGCCAGACTTTGATTTTCAAAAAGCTCATGGTTCGGTGGTAACCTGTATTTTTGCGACCACCATTGTTTAACCTGCGTGTACCCGGTTGAAACACTCCGCTTAGCTTTCGCCAATAATTTCGTCTCGTCCGAAAAACGTGGCCTCGTGGGCCATAACCTCCATGTAAATCAATTGCAACAAAGCAACGTGTTCAATAGCTTGCAAGTCTTCTGCCCAATCTGGTTTTTCCGTTAAGGAAAAAGCTAAATGAGAAATGATGAGATTCAACTCCTGCGTCAACGGGTCCAGTGATTCCGCTGGAAGAGCGTTGCCTAAACGTGCACGCATCACCCCCGCCATTTGCCGTTCGCGAATAGACAAAATCTTGTTTACGAAATCGCCTTTCCAAACATGGCCCGTTCCGTCTTTCCACTTAATGGAAAACGCGTACTGCTTTTGCATACGCGCTTCCTCCTGCGCTTTCTCCATTTCTTTTTCCGAGTCTACTTCACGCTCGATTGTCTTTTTCAATTCCTCTGCATTCTCGGGCATATCAGCCATTAAATGCTTTGGTGTTAACCGATCTCTAATCTCCGATGCTTTGTCAGTCATAGTTCGCTCTCCTAAAAAATTTTTGAGGTCCAAAACCTAACGTGCATGAAGTCCGTTTCCCGGGCAATGTTTTAAAATGGAGAGAAAAAAAACTCCCCTGGCAGTCAGCACCACGGGAGTCACCCGCACATCGGTAACGGGATTTGTACGAGAGAGGGAAAACTACCTAACTATATCTCGGATTCGTCCTTGAGTCTAATCGCCACGAATTCCATATCCTCACCCACGACGCCCCGGGCATCAATTGTTATGGAATGACTTGCGATTTTAACTTGCTCCACGGTAGCAATCACCGCGTTGGTTTTCGTGTCCTCGATAGTGGCAGTCAAATCACCCAACGCCAAAATGTTGGTCAACAACTCATCGGTCGTTGCGCCGACTTCGGGAAAGAATCCGAGAGTCTTCAATGTCTCTCCCACGATTTTGAATTGAGACGCAGTGAACCGAACACGGTATGCAATCGGTACATGCTCTTCAACAGCGATGTTCGAAAGCACTTCCACTGGCTGATATTCCACTTCCTCGGTCAAACTGACGTTTCGTGCATAGCCCACGCGGATACCGTTGATTGAGAATCGTGCGCGTGCACCTGTAAATAGCCTACCTTTTTCAGCCATTGCTATACCTCACTTATTCCGCGCTTTGGGGAATGGTTACAAGATGGATTGTGTTTTTAACGAAGTTAATAGGCAAAATTGGTGAAAGTTCTACCGATACCTCGAGCACGTCAACCAACAATTCAATATCCAAACTTCGGAACGCTGTGATCACAGATTCATCTGCCAACAAACCCAGTGTTCCAATGGCAACACCCTTCGCAGCATTCACGGTGCCCGCGAATCCCCTCCGACCTACCGCGTAGGTCATGTTCGAACGGAAGGTATACGTTGCATAGTTCACCGCTTCGTTTACCGAACCCTCGGTGTACGCCAGATTTGACGAGGTTAAATGCGTCGTGTTGTTCCGTACAAAACGCCTACCTACCCCGTCCACATTTTCCAGGAAACAAAGACCGGCTTGGATCATTTCCTCGGAATCGTCCGTTGGGTTCCACGTAGTGTCTTGTCGTAACGAAAGGATGTTTGCGTATTTGTTAGTCAGTGACGTACCTACTACTGACCCCGCTTGCATCCCCGCTGCAATAGCCGCTGTGAAATAGGTGGTAAATTCTTCGCGCTCCCCCGCAATGTTATAACGCTCACTGGTTTGGGCAAACGCTCGAATATGGCGCGAGTTAAGATCGATGACTTGTGCCTTCGCCTCTGCTTTCGTAGGTACATCCGTCATTGCTGTATTCTGCAATCCAACGAATGCATCCCGCTCACTCCGACCGACCCCGCACATGTATGCGCAATGCGCTTCTACCATTGCGTGTACTGCTGGATCTCCTGTCAATACCACAATGGAATTGACCCGCACCTTCTTGAGTAGGTTAAGCCCTGTCTGCCAATGCGTCGAGGTGACCGTCCCTTCACCACCACCGCTCAAGAAAGTTGCCGCTGTTGTATTGCTAGGCATCCCACCAATCGCCCCGCTAGCCTTGGCCGCCGTAGCGTATTGCGAATTAGCATTCACCCACGCGATCATGGTGTACAAGTCCGCGTAGTACGCGGGGTTGGCTGGAGACAAACAAGATACCGCCCCGCCCGCGCCCGTGGTCACGTCCAGGTTAGCCGGATCGAGAGTTGTGCTGCCGGTCACCAGCGTACAGACAAAACCACCGCTGGCGCTCGAATCGTACCGCGCGTTGTAGTAGTCCGCGACCTTTTGCAGCGTGTTTTGTACCGCTGCGTTAGCCCGGGAAGATTCCCCACTGAATGTTAGGGTCCTTGCGGCTTCAACGTCCCCAAGAGCGATAAACGTAATTTCCGAGAAATTCCCAGACCCGACAACCGTGGTTGTGCCGGTAAGCGTGTATTTCTCGAGTTGCGCCGCCCCGGTAGCACTGTATCCCGCGACTACCAGAATCTTTGTAGTAGCCCCATCGGCAACGACAGAAAGAGCCGAATTGCTGAGATACATCGCGACACCCGCCGCGAGCCCCTTCGTTGTGTTCGCCCCGGCTGCAATTGTGAGAATCGTTGTCGGGGTTGTATTGGCCACCGTCACAATACCCGTGGTTGTGCCAATGACTCGGGCTCCGTAAACTTTTGAAAATGTTTTTGTCCCCGTGACCAGTGTGGTGCCGTTCAGCGTGAGCGTTTCACTCTGCGCCGCGTCCGATGCATCCAGACCGTATACAACAACTTGCTGTGTTGTATCTGCCGCTTCGGCACTTACCACCGTGACCGCTGAATCTGCTGAAATCTGGAGAGTGATGTCACTGTCCAATCCCGCAATGTCCCTCGTTGCGTTGGTCACGACGTGCCCACCGCTTTCGACTTCGGACGTTATCACATCCCATCCCCCGGTCGGCTTGACGTATTTGAGGTTGAACATGATGTCCCCGCCCAAGTCGTCTACCGATTCGGTAGTATCTTCAAAAACGATTGTAAGGAGCTTTCCTTGCGATGTCCCCGCAGCAACGGATACGTTGACTTGCTCGGTGAAAGCACCATAGTCTTTCGAAGTGAAGGTGATGGAATCTCCATACGCATTAGCCAATGTTGCCGCGCTCTGCGTAGCCGGATTCACTTTCATGGGGATGACTTGTTGCGCACCCCCGAGAATATCCGGATCTCGTCCTGGACCGAAAAGCATGTCCGCCACTTCTCGCAAATCGCCACTTCGGAAAAGTGTTCGCGCTTGCTCCGGTTTCGTGACAGACATAAACTCCGATGCTTCCGTCATCGCCGTGACTGGTGTACCTCCTTCCGAAGTACCCAACACTCCGATGATTCCCGATGCACCAAGCCCCACCTGCTCGAGAGCAGAAGCGTCCACCTCGCTGTATGAGCCTGGCCGACTGATTACCCTCCCGTTAAAGAAAATGCTAGAACTTGCCATGTTGTCTCCTTGCCCTACTGCGTAGGTTTGTTCATAAAGTCAGCGAACGCTTTGCGCCATTCTTCTATGGTCAATGGCTCGAGTTTTTGCTTGGTTGCGTAATATTTGAAACCCGCCATTTGATCCCACTTCATGCCGAACACTTGAAGGAACACTTTCAACGGAACCACTGGCTTAGGTGGTTCCATGGGCTTTTCCTCCACCACCACGGGAGTCACTTCCTCAATCTTGGGCTCTTCTTTACGCATTAGTTTTTTCAGTTTCGATTTACTCATCGCTTCCCGTCCCGTAGGTTGTTACGTTTGTCTTAACGTCTCCAACATCGCTAGAACTTCCACTACTGTCAACGTATATGCCGTCCAGCCTAAACGCCTTGAGGAACCGGGAATTCCTATCCAAAATCTGCAATTCACGTTGACACGAAAAAGTCAATTGCCGCCCAAACAAATGCTGGGGAAGATACTTAGGATCTGGAGCCAAATCGCCCCCGTTCATCGAGAAGTCAAAACAACCATCGTCGATGAGTACAGGAAATCCACCCAACAAAATCATTTTCACGATTTCATAGTAGTAAACCGTAATGTCGGGGTGATCCGTATACACCAAGAAATTATACGTATGACTCCAAATCGCACTGGCAATATCCGAATTGATATACGGGGAATCTTCGTCCAGTACTGGCCCCGCGTCGTCCGCTAAAAAGGTTTCCGATTCTCCCTCGGTAGCTAACGTGATCGCAATCAAGGGGAAATTGGAATCCTGCCGTGCGTAGCCGTTGATTATCTCCGGTGGATGATCTAAAAAGTACTCTTTGATTGCCTCTACCTCGGAATCTTCCAGCACGTAGTTCCGTTCAAACAAATCATCGAGGACAGTTATGTCATCCTCAATCGTGGCTATTCCCGCAGTCATAATAGTGTGCAACAATCGATGTATCATGATTCCGCCTCTAAAAATGCGCGTAACGACATTGGCGCTACCCGTTGTACATACTCATTCACCTTGTCGGCATAATGCCTTGCCTGGATTGGCTTACGTATCCAACTTGACGGGTCTCCACCCGTGGTCGAAATCATTCTGAACGTGTGGTACTGCGCTTGCTTCGCTTTATTGTACACCTTCTCGGACCGAACCATGCCTTGATAAATATCAGTAGTATGGTGGGGTTTGAGTAACGGCACCATAGGTCCTTGCCCGATTACAATTCCATACGTGCGCGCTTTACGGGATTGTAGCCTACCACCCCATTTTGTTTTACCGTAGGGATTGCTTGTTGTGGCGTCCAATTTCTTGGCTAGTCTGTAAATCTCTCTACCGAGTTTCTTCGCGTCTCGTACCGCTTCGTGTCCTCGATACGCCTTACCCATAGCCCCACCAACAACTTTACCCGAACTAGGAATAGCGTGTCGAAAAGGTATCGCCCGATAATACCCACCCTCTTTGTTTTGATGCTTCCCTCGTTCTCCCCGGGGAACTACCGGCACGTCTGGACCAAGTAAAAACGTGCGCATATCTACTGCGGGTGAACCGTCCTCGAGGAGATGGGGAACTTCCCCTAGCAAAGTGATAATTGCAGTGTTCCGATTGTACTTCACCGCTTGTATCCCGCGCACGTAATCGTCCGCAAACGAAGATTTGTCTTTTTGTGCGAGTTGTATCCAGTACGTCCTAGCCGCCGAGGCAATATCACGCACGATATTCTGGATCGCTTGCTTGTTCAATTTAACAAACGCTTCTGGTGGTACAATCTGCTCTAACCCCTGCGTAATTATCATTCCGTCAACTCCGGTAAAAATTCGTAACGCACCAATGCCTGTACGGGTAATTTTCTCGGATCACCCGTTGGCGATTTTGGATTTGGTGTTTTGTACAATTGCGAAGTT